GTAGCTAAAGGTACTACAAATGCCTGAAAAGCAAATCAATATGTCAGATGCTCAATATATTCTGAGCACAAAATGAATTCTGGTGCCATTTCTTCAAATTAAGGTTTCAAGCCATGGCAATTTATGGTTTTACTTTTGAAAGATTAAAAGCAATTGCACTCATCAAATAGAACTTAATTTTTAACCATAGCACCTTCGGGTGCTTTTTTTGCGAGAAGAAAATGCCAAGCCCTATTATCCAATATTTCCAATATGAACATTTACCTGAACATTTGCAGCAAGTTAGTAAGCCAATTGGTGATTTAGCTCGGCAAATGGATGAGCAACTTCCTGACGGGCCTGAAAAATCCACAGGATTAAGAAAGCTACTTGAAGCAAAAGATGCATTTGTACGCCAAGCTTTAAGTAAATAATCATTTATAGAAATGAAGCGTCCTAAAGGGCGCTTTTTTATTGCCTGCCGAAAGCGGATGCTAACGGCGAATCCGGGCGGATGCCCATTTTGTATATATAGGTTGGATGACCAATGAAACTTAAAACAGTAACAATCGACGGTAAAGTTTATGCGGAAGTAGACGGTGATAAGCCGATCTATATTCATGATGACGGCAAAGAAATGCCACATGATGCACCACACTCGGTAGCAACAATTGCACGCTTAAACAATGAAGCTAAAACACATCGTGAAGCCAAAGAAGCAGCTGAAAAAGCATTAAAAGCTTTTGAAGGAATTGAAGACCCAGCGGCAGCTAAAAAGGCATTACAAACAATCCAAAATCTCGACGATAAAAAGCTGGTGGATGCTGGTGAAGTTGAGAAAGTGAAAGCTGAAGCTATCAAGGCAGTTGAAGAAAAATATGCTCCGATTGTTGAGCAACGTGATGCACTAGAAGCCTCTTTACACAAAGAACTAATTGGCGGTGGTTTTGCTCGTTCTAAGTACATTCAAGACAACATTGCAGTACCTGTGGACATGGTTCAGGCAACCTTTGGCCATCACTTCAAAATCGAAGAAGGCAAGGTGGTTGCATACGATCCGAACGGCGAAAAGATTTATTCACGTGTCCGCCCGGGTGAACTTGCAAATGTTGATGAAGCTTTAGAGTCCTTGGTTGGTGGATACCAGCATAAAGACTTAATTCTTAAAGGTGGTAAAGGAACTGGTGGCGGTTTCCAAAGCGGGGGCAAAGGTGGAGCGCCTGCAGGAATGAAACGCAGTGAAATGTCTGTTTCTCAGAAAGCTGACTACATCAAAGAACATGGCAATGATGCCTTCCTAAAACTGCCGAACTAATCATTAAAAATTTGGAGATAAGTAGTTATGACTACAACAGTTAATTCAGACATGATCATCTACAATCAATTGGCTCAAACTGCTTATTTAGAGCGTTTGCAAGATAATTTGAATGTATTTAACCAAGCCTCTAATGGTGCAATTGTTTATCGCAATGAGATCATTGAAGGTGATTTCAATAAAGAAGCATTCTACAAAGTGGGCGGTAGCATCAAACATCGTGATGTGAATTCAACCGCCAAAGTAGTTCCAGAGAAAATTGGTTCTGGTGAATCTGTAGGTGTAAAAGTGCCATATAAATATGGTCCTTATGCTTCTACTGAAGAGGCATTCAAACGCCGTGCACGTACACCTGAAGAGTTTGCCATGATTCTTGGTTATGATTTAGCAGATGCATTGGTTGCTGGTCGTTTACAGTACAGTTTAGCCTCCTTAAAAGCAGCTATTTCTAGCAACCCGGATATGGTTGCCAAAGGCAGTATTGCTGTAGATGGGCGTAAAGCATTAACACGTGGTATGCGTAAGTTTGGCGATAAGTTTGGACGTATTAGTTTATGGGTAATGAACTCAGATACTTATTTCGATATTGTCGATGATGCAATCACTAATCAAATTTATGGCGAATCTGAAATCGTTATCTATGGTGGTTTACCGGGTACCTTAGGTAAGCCGGTATTGGTTACAGATGCCGTAGGTGATGATGATGCATTTGGTTTGCAAATGGGTGCAGTTACTGTTACAGAATCACAAGTACCAGGCTTCCGCGCGTATGACATCAATGATGAAGAAAACTTGGCAATCGGTATGCGTGCTGAGGGTACATTTAACCTAGATATTCTTGGTTATAGCTGGGATACATCAAAAGGTGAAAACCCTGACCTTACTTTACTTGGTTCAAGTGCCAACTGGAAAAAACATGCTACTAGCAACAAAATGACAGCAGGCACATTGCTTGATCTATCTGGCACAACAACAACTGGTTAACTCATAAACATCTCACTATAAGAGGGCTATTAAGCCATCTTTTTACATTTAAGAGAAATGCATCATGAAGCTAATTTATACACGTATTGCTGCTGCAGCTGCGTTAGAGGTTGGAACTATTGCCAATCCTGATTATTACGAACATCCGAATCGAAGTGCTGAAGAAGTAATTATTTACGGTGATTACCCGAAAATCCAAAATGATTACCAAGCTCTGGATATTCCTGTTGAAGTTCGCAAATTGGAAGAGCCTGCAAAAACGACTTTGGCCACTGTAAATGTAGCGGTTGGAATTACTCCAGAGCTGCAAGAAGTTATTGATAAAACTAAAGCTGAGTGTGAAAAGGTTGTTGAGGAAAACGGACAACTTAAACAGAAAATCGAAATCTTGGAACAAGCTAGTGGTGATAGTTCGGAGTTAATTTCTGAAAACTCACGTTTAAAAGATGCTGTACTCCAAGCTGACAATGCTACTAAAGCGGCTGAAGAAAAGGTAGTAAGCATTCAAGCAGAGTTTGATGCTTTTAAAAACGATATTCCCGCAATGCAAGCACGTATTGTTGAATTGGAAGCTGGAAAATCGGCAGAAAACCCAGCTACAGAAACGGCAGCTAATGATTTTGAAAACTGGTCAAATGATCAATTAAAAGAGTATTTGGCTAGTAAAAATATTGGTTACAAGCCGTCAGCAACAAAAGCAGAACTTCTTAAATTAATCCCTAAGGAATAATGCAATGAGCTTTATTACTGTAGATGACGCAAATTCAATTTTGGGCAGCGATTTTGCACCAGACAGTGATAAAGCTCGTCTGGTTCAACTGGCAAATGTCTGGATGAAAAACAGAATAGGTTTTGTACCAGATCCTATTGACCCACTTCTTAAGGATGCAGCTTGTGAAATTATCAAAGGAATTCTGGCCAAGGTAATTTATAACGGCAAAGATCAGCAGCTGAAGCGCAAGAAAGTTAAAGCTGATTCTGTTGAGTCAGAAAAAGAATATCAAGACGGATCTGAAGCAATTTCTAGCTTTGAACAGATAGCAATTGATTTTATTGACTCACTTGATTTGAAAGATCCAAATGCAAGTTTTAATGGCTTTGGCATACCTCTTTACAGGGCATGATATGGGCTTACGTGACGAAATTCAGGCAGACATTGCTGAAGCATTTAATGATGATTTAGCAGATGCCGTTCATACCTTTACATGTGAGCGGATCTCAAAAACTAATTGGGATCCTAAAACTGAAACTTCTATTGAGGTTAAAGAAAACTATTCTGGTCGTGGTGTTCTGTTTGGCTCTTACAGTCAATATGAGATCCAAACACTTGGAGTATTGGCAACGGATAAGAAGGCGACCGTGCTTCAAAATGAAGTAACTATGACTCCAAAAATTGATGATGAGTGGGAAACTGTCCTAGGTTCATTTAGAGTTATTAATATTCAGCAAGATCCTGCCAGTACAATCTGGAAATGTCAGCTTCGAAAAGTGTAGGGGCTAAAATGGTTAATCCTGATTATGTTCCTGAATGGTATATCTCGCCTTTTCAACATGTGCAGTACACGCTTGCTCGAAATCAACTGCATATGGATTTGCTATTTGAGGACATGAATAAGGTCGATCAATTCTTGTCTATTGAAGGGGCTGCAGCTCAGGTTGATTTCTATTCCGAAGGTGCATATGCAGTTGTTCAGCTTGGTGATACTTCAGAAAGAAATCAGATTGAAGTGTATGGATTGCTTTTACATGAAGCTGTTCATGTCTGGCAAAAGATTAAAAAGCTCATGGGTGAACGAGAACCGAGCTCTGAGTTTGAAGCTTATTCAATTCAGGCGATCGCTCAGGATCTCTTTAAGATGTATGAGGAAAGCGAGGTTAAAAGTCATGGGGTGGAAGGGGAAAAAGCCGACTAGTTTTAGTCTTGATGTGTCTAAAGCAGCAGAAGCACATGTAAAGAATATTGTCATGGATACCGTGCAATCCTTAGTTAATTTAAGTCCTGTTGATACTGGAGCATACCGTGCTTCACATATTGTTTCGATTGGATCTGCTGATTTCGGCGTGCGTGAACCTGAAACAAACCCAATTCAAGATGCAGCAATTCAAGCTGTAAAGATTAAATTGGGCAATTTGGTTTATATCCAGAACAATAAAGCTTATGCACCCCGCTTAGAAAACGGCTGGTCTGATCAAGCACCACAAGGTATTTATGGCCTCACGTTTAACTTTATTTCTCAAAAGTACGGTGGTTAAGATGGCAATGACTTTAGAGCAAACAAGGCAAGCTATTATTGATCGTATGCAAAGCTTTACTGGTATTGCGCAGGACAGAATACAGTATCCAAATGCTCCAGGCTTTAATGTACCTAAAGATGGTGTTTGGTGCCGCTTAACGATTGCAGGTGGTCCCAGTTTTAATTCTGGCATTGCAGATAAGCCATGTACTCGCCGTACCGGTAATATCATGATTCAATGCTTTGCACGTCCCAATTCAGGAATAATTGAAATCACAAAATTGAGTGATGCATTACTTGCTCATTTTGAATATTTCACAATCGAACACTTAGAATGTTTGAATGGCCAATCTATTTATGCGGGTAAAGATGCTGA